ACACCTCTTCCACAGAGTCACGCACAGTGTCCCAGTTGTGGTCATCACCTATGTGCCAACCAGTTGATTTCAGTTTGGGTGCCCATGCACGGATCTCGTTGGCCACGTATGGGTGTGAGTGGTCACCGTCATGGAATATGAAGTCCAGTGATTGATCCGCCACTTGATCCAGCACTGCCATCGCACGACCCTTGATGGTGTGTATGCGATCGCCCCATGGTTCTGCTCGTTGTCTAAAGTGTTGTTCGTTTGCTGTGTGATCCCACGGAGTGAACTGTTTCGCTCTACTGCCCGGCGGTATCTGTTCGTACTGCCATGCGTACTCTGGGTTGTCCGGTTGGTGTTCCCACGAGTCCACACAGGTCATGTGCAGGTCTGTGTTGTTCATCAACCAGAACGTGGTCACGCCCATCCACACGCCCAACTCACAGCCATGCGTCCAATGATGTTGCTTGGCCATCGATTCAATTACCCTGTAGCGATCCATTCATAACTATGTATGTTATGCACAAACCACTGACTAAAAGGGTGAGGGGGTGGACCATGCCCGCATCGGAGACACACTATCCCGCACAGTTCGAGGGAGCCGACGGCACCAAGTATCAGAAGAAACAGCGTAAGATAGCCTTCATGTTCTGCGGCAAGCGTCGTGGCGTGGCCATAGACATAGGAGCCAACATCGGCCTGTGGGGTCACTTCATGTGTTGGCACTTTGATCACGTGGAGATGTTCGAGCCCGATCGGCTCAACAGACAGTGCTTGGCGGACAATCTCGGTGCACACAGCAATTACACCATACACCCATACGGCCTGTACAGTGAGCCCCGGTCGGCCACACTGTATGGCACTGCCGACTCATGCGGTGACAAGAGCATACATTCCACCGCTGGCACTGTGGAGACCACGTGTGAACTACGCACACTGGACGAGTTCGAATACCCCAAGGTTGACTTCATCAAGATAGACACACAGGGTTCTGAACTGCACATACTGAAAGGCGCTGTGGACACCATCAATAGATGCGAACCCACAGTGTGTGTGGAGGTCACGCCCGGCGTGAAGCAATACCAAACGGAAAACGACATCAATGCCTTCTTTAGATCAGTCAAGTACATAGCAGTGGGTGGTTGGAAGAAGGACAAGGTCTTCATACCAAGAGGTCATTGGAGCAAAGACCGTTTGCGAAGAGCCGGCGTGTTACCATCATAATTACGTTGTGCCGTTTTATACCGATAAAATTCCCAAACACGAACCTGTAAATAATAGTATGTTAAAGAACAAATGGTTATGGGCAGTGGTGATCGTTGTGATTGCAGGTGCGATATGGTACGCTAAACCTTGGCACTCTGCACCAGCAGAACCAACTCCCACAGAACAAGCAGACGGTTAATTAAACGTCTTTTATCTTGACCACTGTGAAAGTGGTCCCTTCGACTGATAGGTCGATGCCGCGTGGCCCCCATATGGATCGCCAGCGAGGCAGTACCCATGAATCGATATGATCCTTGGACCAGAACTTGGTGACGTGCAACAATCTGGTGTTGCCATCTGTCCTGGTTTGTTCTATTGTGGTTGAAAGGTCTACGTCCGGAAATGTAGTTGATGTGTTTTCCAGTACTTTCATATACTGTGTCATATTTATTCTGTTCAGTCACAACCACCAAATAATTACATCATATGTTGGTAATAGCGTGTGTGGGTGGACTGGGCAATCATGTGAGGAACATGTGCCTGTTGGATCATTCTTTCGATCTCAGCACAGTCACGGACAAACACACACAGGAATATCTGTTGAAGGATGTGTACACTGACTTCAGGTCGTGGCACAACTGGATGCAGATAGAACACCAATTCCGTGCACCATTGGATCCGTTCATCACTGTGCAACACCCTGATCATTCCGTGGACGATCGATGGCGTGTGGAACCCACTGTGTTCACCATGGTGGACCCGGAGACTTGTTACCATCACTATCTCAAGTTCAACTCCAACCTGAACAACCTCACCAAACGATACTTCAAGGAGATGACACAGCGCCAGATCGATCATTGGCGATCCATTGCCGACACACATGACAACGTCACCGCACTGTCAGTGGATGCACTGTTCCAGGGAGAACTGGATGCATCATGGTTGGAACAACTGAACACAGCATTCGGATTGCACATAGATTACCAATCAGCAAGTTTGGTACATGCCAAATGGCAGAAACTGAATCGCAGGGCGGAACGTGACCTGGTAAAACATTTTGTCAGAGAGTACCCAAATGCCATTGACACATCCAACTAAAATGTTATACTAACACAATGAAGCGAGGAGTAACTGCTGGTTGTTTTGATCTGTTACATGCGGGTCACTGCATGATGTTGGAAGAAGCCAGGTCGCACTGTGATCATCTCACAGTGTTGTTGCAGACAGATCCCAGCATAGACAGACCGGACTCTAAGGAATCACCCACACAGTCATTGCCAGAACGTGAGATACAACTGAAAGCAATACGTTGGGTTGACGACGTCAAGATATACCAAACGGAATCAGAACTGGTGGAACTGCTCACACTGATCAAACCAGATGTACGCATCATAGGAGCGGACTATGTGGATAAACCATTTACGGGAGATGACTTACCAATAGAAGTAGTGTATAATACAAGAGATCATGCATACTCCACAACAGAACTTAGACAACGCATTAGGAAAGATTCAAGACCTAGTACGACACATCGGACCCAAGCACCACCGGGTCGCACATTCGAACAACAAGTGGATGAGGAATACACAGATATGAAATTTATGAATTATGTTTACAAGACGAGCAACGTATGAAGAAGATTAAGAAGACATTGAACAAGAACGAGTTTTGGTTGGGAGTGTTCGCACTCGCAGTGGGATGGTGGATATTCAACGTGGGCGTGTTGTCATCATTGGTGATGATAATACCTTTGCTGATATCACTGACGAGGCCATGATGAAGATAGGATTCGCCTGCAAGTATGTGCATCCAGATCGCACACTCAAACCCAAACTATTGAAGGAACAAGAACAACCATACAACTGTAGGGCGACCACTGTGCGTTGGTTGAATGAACAGCACCCAGATGAAGCAGAAGAACGACTGTGGGAACTGATGCAACACAACATCGAGAGCATATATCAACTGATAGGTTATGTCAGCACACTGCCAGCGGAACTGAGAATGGTTCGCATATCGTCACCCATACTACCGGTGGCCACCGAGGCAACATGGAAGTACTTCTGGAAAGACCGTAGTGTGATCGCATACTGTGAGAAACATTTCATGCGTTGTGGTAACCTTGCGAGAGAGAAGGGTGTGCGTTTGAGTATGCATCCGGGACAGTTCACTGTGTTGGCATCGGACAATCCGGACATCGTGGAACGTTCGATAGAAGAGTTCGAGTATCATGTGAACATGGCTCGCTGGATGGGTTATGGCAAGGAGTTCCAGGACTTCAAGATCAACGTACACATATCAGGTAGACAAGGTCCACAAGGTATCATTGACGCAATGCGTAAACTATCACCGGAGGCACGCAACACCATCACCATAGAGAACGACGAGAACAAATGGGGATTGGATGCGTCACTACAACTAGAGAAGACCTGTGCATTGGTATTGGACATACATCATCATTGGGTCAACACCGGGGAGTACATTTCAGCAACAGATGATCGTGTGAAGCGAGTTATAGATTCATGGCGTGGCAAACGTCCTGCACTGCACTACTCTGTGTCACGTGAGGACATATTGGTTGATCAAGATCCTGACATACGTCCTGACATGGACACACTGTTGGCACAAGGCTACAAGAAACAGAAACTGAGAGCACACTCTGACTACTATTGGAACAGTGCTGTGAACCATTGGGCATGGACGTTCACGGACGACTTTGACATCATGTGCGAGAGCAAGGCAAAGAATCTTGCTTCAATTGACTTCTACAACAAACAGAGTTGGAAGTTTATGCCAAAGCAGGCTTCTGCCTAGTCCTTAATATACTTTTTAAATTTATTATTGAACGCTTCTTCGAAACCATCCATCTTATACACTGCTTCATGGTTACCCCACAGCCTGCGAAAGCATCTGTCAGCCATTGATTCTATCTCTTGGTCGCACCAGTTTGCAGGTACTAGGCGTCGCTTGTCCATCCAAAGAAGCATGTTAGCATCTTTGAACTTCTCCCAAGTCACGTTATCTTGTATCCGTTTTTGATTGCTTTGTTGTACCTGTCCTGTGCTTCGTTCATGTTGCATGTCTTGGTTTCTGACCAACCGTCGAAGGCAAAGTAATAAGTCACTGTGGACAAGTGTTGGGTGGTATTAATATTGAATGATATTGAATCGTTGCCTCTTTGCATCACACAGTTCTTTACAGTGTCGACTTTGGTTTGCAACATAATAAGATGATGTCCTTTGTTAAAACGTTCTTATGTTTTATATATTACAGTTTGATTAAAGTCTTGTCAAATGGCTTGTTATCGGTCTTTGTTCGATGAACACACAATCGGTTGGAAATATGTTTCGGTCCAATAGGTGTTGTATCTCTTTTGTTGGCATTGTTTCATTGACTAGGTTACTAAACAGGTCTTTGTTGTATCTCATTTTTAATTCTATAGATCGTATCTTGTTCTCTAGATCATAGTTGGATAACTCTAACAATGCCTGCAAGTTTTGTACGATACCTGCGATGCGTCTGTCTATTGTTGGTTGCTCTATGATATCATAGTTAAACAACTCATCATACAGTTTCACTCCGATCGATTCTAGGTAGTTGTAATGTCCGTACGAGTTCAAACACAGCGAAGGCTTCAAACACAGATAAGGTCGCACAGTTTTTTCTGTGATGTAAACGGAATCCGGATGCATCAGTGACTCTACTTGGACATCTATGTAACTGTTATGGTATTCTGCTGGCAACAAGTATGATTCGTCCTTGTCGAGCATGACACCTAGTGTCCTAGTTTGGTCGACTGCAAATCCTGGAGTTCTGATAGGCAACTTAGAATCTTTTTCTCCATGCCACGACCAGTGGGAGTGTTCCAGCAATCCTTTTCCGGCGAGTTTCAACATCATGGCAATGCGTGGTCCGGTAGGCTTCCCGTTCATTATTACAAATAGTTTGTCACACCCATAGTTAATTTGATCAACGTCTTTCTTGTGTAACACTAATTTTTTTAAAAAGTTAAGCCACCAATTGGCGACAGAAACAAAAGTAACATCCTTTACAGGCAGATTATTCTTATGGCATTGTGCAGTGTAGGTATGTTTTGGATTTGTATCCGGTGTTATTATAGTGACAGGAATGTGGCCAGCGATGGTGTTGAACTCTTCGAAGTACATGTCTCCCCAGTCAATTGAATAGTTGGTGTTGCCTTTTGCCTTCTCCGGACGAGGTAGTCCCGGATGATCGGTAAAGATGTACACCATCTGTTGTGTCCGATTGCGGTGCAGTGTGCGTAGTTTGTCTACTTGTCTGAACACGCAACTTAATTCTTCGGCGCTACAATTTTCTTTGAAGTATTGCTGTCTGTCATCATCCATCGATTCAGTTATCGGAAAACTGACAGTATGGGAAAAGTCCATTTATTTTTTTGCTGGTGGATTACCGTTCTTGACGTAGCCTACAGTTTCTCTCTGTATGTCGTCATGATTAAATTCTGCCCAGTACAGTTCGAATGCCACACCGTCCTTGACACCTTCGAATTGATGATACACGCCAGGTTTGACCTGTGTAAAGTCTCCTGCCTTGAGTATGGTCTCGTCAACTAAATCATAATCGTTCTGCCAAACCCTCACTATCATCTCTCCTGACTCTACAAAGAAGCCATTCCATTTGAATTTGTGTTGATGTTTAGAACAAGTGCCTTTGGCCTTGTATTCTATCCTGTGGAATTCTAGCACACCATTGGCATGCACTAATTCTGTCTGTCCCCAAACTTTGCCTGCTATTCTACTCATTGAGTGGTAACTTCTTCCTATCTTGGAAATATTTTTCCAACACATCCAGTATGTCGTCATACTTGGCAATCTCTAACAATTCTTTTTCTATGGTTTGTGTGAGATCGGAATGTTCACC